TACTGCACCAATTATCGGTGCATCTGGTGAAACCAATGTTGACCTTGCATTACTTCCAAAAGGAACTGGTCATGTTGCAATTCGTTCATCTGGTGGTGCAAACAACCAAGGTGCTGTTCGACTTAACTGTGAGAACAATACTCACGGTCAAACTATAATGGGTCAACCTCACTCTGCATCTGATAGTGGTTTCTTCATGTTACCTCTAGATGCTGGTTCTGCAAGAGCAACTCCAAACGTATTGTTAAGTGGTGCAAAAACTGTTGTTGCTACTCAAACTGCAACTGGTGGTGGTTCTGCTGTTGCATTGTCACTTAACACAGCGCATAGTGCAATTGTAACATCTGGTGCTCAAGCGTTTACACTTGCAAATGGTGTTAACGGACAATTGAAAACAATCTCAATGGTAACAGACGGTGGTGACGCAACCCTTACTCCAGCAACCTTAAATGGTGGAACAACAATTACTTTCGGTGACGTAGGTGATGGTGTGGTATTGATGTATAATACAACTGGTGGTTGGGCAGTTCTTGCTAACAACGGTTGTGCTGTCGCTTAATAAGGAATAGGGAGTAGTCAATGGCTATTGATACATTAGGAGCAAACGCTCTTGCAAGTGACTCAGTAACAAGTGCAAAAATTGCTACTGATGCAATAACAACTGCAAAAATAGCGAATGATGCCGTAACTGGTGCAAAAATTCCTGCTGATGCAGTTGTTGCCGCTGATATTGCAGATGGTTCTATTACCACTGCAAAACTAGCTGCCAATGCAGTAACAGTTGGAAAGATGGCAACTTCTGGAACATTACCAGCATTTGATGGTTCTTCACTAACTAGTATTGGAACTCTTCAACACATAAAAACCCAAACTGGTACTAACGCATCATCTATAGATTTTTTACATGGAAGTAATGGTGTTGTTTTTGATGATACATATGACATATATGAATTTATAATGCATTATGTATATGGTTCTGGTAATAATGAAATGAGAATTGAACCCTCTCAAGATGGGTCTGGTTTTTCTAATACTAATACTGTAGGTCATACAACTTCTTCTTATCGTGCTAGTGGTAGTAGTAGTACATGGAATGTAGACACTGGTGCAAATGGATTTTTCAGAGGACATATTAATGCTGGTAATGCAGCTAATGAAATATCTGGTGGTCAGATAAGAGTTTATAGTCCATTCGATTCTGCAAAAAATACTGTAGCTTACACTTCAATTTCTAGTTACCAAACATCTGGTACTTATGCAATTGGAGCGACTGGAGGTTTTATGACAGCAGCTGGAAGAACTCATGGTTTGCGATTTAGAATTGTGAGTAATAACATATATGCAAAAATAAGTTTATACGGAATAAAGGACTCATAATATGACATATACATGGAAAGATGTTGGTGATAGACCAGATAAAAAACTTAGTCAATCTGAAAAAGAAGCGATTGCAGCTGAGTGGAATAGATATGAAAAAGAAGAAAAACCAGCATCAGATTTAGAAAATTTAAGATTACAAAGAAACAATTTACTAAGTCAATCAGATTGGATGAGTTTACCAGATGCTCCTACAATGTCTGATGCATGGAAAAAGTATCGTCAAGAATTAAGGGATATAACCAAAACGTATAAATCACCAGATAATGTTAAGTGGCCTACTAAACCAGAGTAATGATAGAGAACCACACTAAATAAGATTATAGGAAAAAACAATGGCAGCGATAATTACAGAAAAATTTAGACAGTCTAACGCAGACAGTTTCTTTGCCGATATTGCATCTAGTAAGTACTATATGTTTGTTGGTAAACATTCTCCTTGGACGAGTGAGGGTGCGACTACAGATAATAACCCCCCAACTCCAGTAGATAGTGTTGCACCAGAATCATATTATTGGGATGATATGTTAGCTGCAAAACTTATTTCTTCAAAATCATATGTAATACCTCGTAGAGATTTCTCAACATCTTCTGCATTTGATATGTACAGACATGATGTTGGTGGAGTATCTACTGGTAACTACGGAACTACAAAAACTACAAGTTCAAGTGGTGCAACAAATGTATTTGACTCTACATTCTTTTTCAAGACTGCTGAACACAAAGTTTATAAAGTTCTTTACAATGGTGACCAACTTCAAACTGGTGCATCAAATATTTCTGGTTCAGAACCAACATCAACAAACAATGCACCGTTCTGGCAAGATAACAACTATTACATCAAGTATATGTATACAATGACAACTTCAGAAATTCAAAACTTCTTGACAACTGACTTTATGCCTGTTACAGTAAATGCAAATGCTGATGCAAACAGAGGTGTATATGTATTCATGGTAACCTCTGGTGGTACATATACTGGTGTTCCAGATGGTGATTATTATACAAAATTAAGAGGTGACGGTTCTGGTGGAATTGTAAAATTAAAAGTAACTAGTGGTACAATTCAAGAACTTGGTAGTACAGCAGCATTTTCACAGATGCAAGCAAACGGAACTGGATATTCCTTTGCAAACTTTGACCTTGCTGGTACAAACATTTACACTGATGCAAGTGCGTCAACATTAATCTCTGGTTCTATATTAACATCTTGGAATGGTGCAACTGCAGCTACAATCAAAGCAATCATTGAACCAGCTGGTGGTCATGGTACTGATGACATTGCAGAACTTGGTGGACATTATGTAATGTTACAATCAAAACTTGAACCATCTGATTCTGATGTTGTTCAAGTAAATGATTTTAGAAGAGTTGGTATTGTTAAAAATCCAAAAGACTTTGCAACTAATGCTGTTTCAACACTTTCTACTGCAAGAACAACAAATGCAATCCTAATGGCCTCTGGTGGTAATGGAACTTATCAAGTTGATGAAAAGATTACACAAGCAACTACTGGTGCAGTTGGTACTGTAGTAGAGTGGGATGCAACAAACAGAATACTTTATTATGTTCAAGAAAAATATACAAACTATGGATTAGATGCAAATCAAAATCTCACTGCATTTTCTGGTGCGAATGCTGTAACTGGTGCAAACTCAAATGCAGTATTTACTCCAGCAACTTCAACATCTGGAACTACTAATGGTGTTGTCTTTGCAAGTGGATATGCAAACCCAGAACTATCAAGGGATACTGGTGAGATAATCTATGTTGAAAACAGAAGAGCAATCTCAAGAGCCTCAGACCAAACAGAGGATATTAAAGTCGTAGTGGAATTCTAAACAATGCAAAAAACCGATTTAAACGTATCACCATATTATGATGATTTTGATAATAACGATAATTTTCATAGAGTACTCTTTCGTCCTGGCTTTGCTGTTCAAGCGAGAGAATTAACAACTCTACAATCAATTCTTCAAAATCAAATTGAAAAACACGGTAGACACTTTTTTAAAGAAGGGTCTATGGTCATTCCTGGCCAGATTACCTTCACAAATAAGTATTATGCAGTAAAGTTGCAATCAACTTTTAACTCTGGTGCTATCGCTGGATACTTATCGTCTTATGTCGGTTCAATTATTACTGGTAGTATTTCTGGTATCACTGCAAGAGTTGTAGGATTTGCAGATGCCACATCAACAGACTCACCAACTCTTTATGTGAAATACTTAACAACTGCAACACAAAATGCAAATGCAACTGGTTCAACTGGTGCTTCAATTGCAAACTCTACTGTAGAATTTGTAAATGGAGAAAGTCTTGCAGCCGATAAAACTATTAGTTCTCTTAATGCTGGTGCTAATTCTTCTACCTTATTAACAACTGGTGCAACTTCTATCGGTTCATCAGCTGCGATTGAGGAAGGTGTTTACTTTGTGCGTGGTCAGTTTGTTCGTGTGCCTGCACAAAGGATTGTCCTTGACAAATATACAAACACTCCTTCTTATCGTGTTGGTTTAACGGTAACTGAAACTCTTGTTACACCAGAATCAGATACTACTCTTTTAGATAATGCTGCTGGTTCAACAAACGTAAATGCAAAAGGTGCTCACAGACTTAAAATTGATTTAACTCTTGGTAAACTTCCTTTAGGTTCATCTGATGATGATAACTTTATTGAACTACTAAGATTAAAAAATGGTTCTATTGAAAGACTAGTAGATAGAACAGACTATAATGTCTTTCAAGAAAATATCGCAAGAAGAACTTTTGATGAATCTGGAAACTATACAGTTAGACCTTTTGGTATAGATATTAAAGAACAATTAGATGATGGTTCTAATGAAGGTGTTTATTCTGTATCACAAGTTTCAGATGAAGGTAATACTCCTTCAGAAGCAAATGCAACTATTCAGATTGACCCAGGCAAAGCATATGTTCGTGGATATGAAATTAATACTGTTATCCCAACATTTTTAGATTTACCAAAACCAAGAACTACAGATACTTTTGATGCCGCTATCACTGGTGTTGAAGTTGGAAACTTTGTTAGAGTAGAAAAAACATTTGGTTCTCCAGATATTTCACCATTTATTTCTGGTGAAGTTGCAGAACCATATCGTGCAATCGAATTACATTCTATTAAAAATGCAAGTAGAGGTGCAACTCCAAACCAACTAATTGGTTTTGCAAGAGCTCGTGCATATGAACACGCATCTGGGAATGATGGTGCTGGTGTAAACACACTTACAAGTTCTTCTGTTACAAGTTCTCAATTTAATCTATATCTTTTTGATATTCGTATGTTTACAACTATCACTCTTACTAGTGGTACTGGTAGACCAGGCAGTTCTGCACAGATTACTCAAGGTGCAAAGATTACTGGTGCAACATCTGGTGCAACTGGTTTTTTACATAGTGGTGCAACTTCAAGTAATACTCTACAACTGATTACTGTATCTGGTAATTTTAATGTTGGTGAAGAACTTATTTCATCTTCACAACCAACCTCTGCACAAGCAAACCAAAGACTAGAAGACTCTAGTAATGTTGTTCTTACAATTTCTGCTATCACGACAAGAAACTTTGATGACGTAAAATCTGTGTTCATGAACTCACCAAATACAACTGCTGACTTTACTGGTGACCTTGTTCTTAGTTCCACTCTTACCCTTGGTGGTAATGTTTCTATGAATGGTTCAAACGCAACTGTTACTGGTTTTAATACTACATTTACTCTTGACTTAAAAGTTGGTGACTTTGTTACTGTGCCTGGAGCTGGTGGTTCTGGTTCTGATTTAACTGCAAGAGTTAATGCGATTGCATCTAATACATCTTTGACACTTGCAAGTAACTCTGCAACTGCTGTTACATCTGTTCAAGTTATTAGATTAAGAAATCAACTTCGTGACCAACAAAAGAATGTTCTTCTTAGAAAACTAAGAAAGAAAAGAATTAAGACATTAAAGACTGATACTAATAGTGGTGTTTCACAAACTTCACTAACCTTTAGAAAACAGTTTGTTGTTACAACAACATCCTCTGGTGAAATAAACTTAACATCATCTGCTACTGAATCTTTTGGTGCAAATTCAAATACAGATTATGTGGTAACTATTCTTACTGCTGGTTCTGCGATTGGTGGTAGTAGTACAACTGCAGCCGCTGGTGATGTTATTAACCTTAGTGCAACAACCACAACTTCATTTGCTGGAACTGGAACAAATTCTTTAACAATTACAAATGCAGCTGTTTTGGGTAATGGTGCAAAAGTAAAAGTTCTCGCAACAATTACAAGAACAGTCGCAGTTGAAAAAACAAAAACTAAACAAGCGTGTACTCTTACACTTGTTGATGCTGATGCAACTGGTGGTGCAGAGTTTGGAACTGCATCTCAACATACAGATATTTCACTTGGTCGTGCAGACCATTACAAACTTTATGCAGTTCTTGATTCTGAAGATGCAAGTGCAAACCCAGTATTACCTCAATCAACGGTAACTGGTGTTTCTGGAACATTTACAAAAGGTGAAACTATTACTGGTGCAACAAGTCAATGTGCAGCCGTTATCATTAATACTACAAATCCAATTACTTACATTGTTACAAATGGTAGAGAATTTGTTGCAAATGAAACTATTACTGGTGGAACATCTACTGCAACTGCGACACTAGGAACATTAACTGCTGGTTCAAAAGATATTACCAGTAGATTTACACTTGATACTGGACAAAGAGATAACTTCTATGATATTTCTAGAATTGTAAGAAAACCAGCTAAACCAACTCCAGTTGGTAGATTGTTAATTGTATCTAACTACTTCTCACATGGTACTGGTGATTTCTTTAGTGTTGACTCTTACAGTGCAATTGATTATAAAGAAATACCAACATATACTGCAACTAGAGTTGACCCAGACGTAAGAGAACCTACTGGTGAATATGATTTAAGAGATACAGTTGATTTTAGACCAAGAGTTGGAGACTGTACAATTAATACTGCAACATCTATTCAAAGTCAAACTGCACATAAAATAACTTCTTACTGTTTTGATTTTAATAACAGAAGTTTTTCTGGAACTGGTGCATCTGAAAATTTAATTCCAAAAGATAATTCAAATTTTCAATATGACTTTGATTTCTTTCTTGGAAGAAAGGATTTCTTATTCTTGACTGAACAAGGTTTCTTTAAACTTGTTCAAGGTGTTCCTGCTGAAATTCCTCAGTTTCCAAAACAAATTGAAAAAGCTATGTTGGTTGCAACTTTTGAATCGCCTGCATATGTTTTAGATGTTAATGATATTGTCTTTGTAAAATCTAGAAATCGTAGATATACTATGAAAGATATTGGTGTTTTAGAAAGACGTATTGGTAGAATTGAATATTACACTGCACTTAATCTTTTAGAAAAAACTACAGAGTCATTTCAAGTTCAAGATAATAATGGTCTAGATAGATTTAAATCTGGATTTGTTGTAGATAATTTTTCTGGTCACTCTGTGGGTGATGTTCAGAATGATGACTATAGAAATGCGATAGATTATGAACACAAAGAACTTCGTCCAAAGTATTATATGAAAGGTATCACTCTAAAAGAAGAGAATACTACAGATACACAGAGAACAAATGATAGTTACCAAAAAACTGGTGACCTTGTTACTTTACCTTATACAGATGTTGTTGCAGCTCAACAAGAATATGCAACTAGAGTTGAAAATTTAAATCCAGTTTTAACATTTCAGTGGACAGGCGTTTGTACCTTAGACCCAACTGGTGATGAATGGTTTGAAGTTAATAGACTACCAGCACTTATTATTGACCAAATGGGTAACTTTGACCAATTAGTTGCACAAGTTGGAAATGCAATGGGAACTGTATGGAACGCATGGCAGACAACATGGTCTGGTGTTACAGATGTTCAGAGAGATAATGCTGGTTCAAACACTTTCTGGAGAGGTAATACTTTAATTAGAGAAACCTTTACAAGAACAACTACGACTACAACTCATCAACAAGCAAGAACTGGTTTAAATACTCAAGTTCTTGTTGATATGGATTATGAATCTATTGGTGACAAACTTCGTTCTACTGCATTGATACCATTCATGAGAGCAAAAAATATTAACTTTACTGCTGAAGGAATGAAACCTTTAACTAGAGTTTATCCTTTCTTCGATAAAGTTGATGTAAGTTCTTTCTGTACACCAACTGGTGGTTCACTTGGTGGTGCAATTGTTACAGATGGTGGTGGTGAAGTGAGTGGATTGTATCAACTCCCAGACCCAAATACTTCTGGTAATCCAAAATTTAAAACTGGTGAAAGACTATTCAGATTAACATCTTCTTCTTCAAATGTTATTAGTCCAGAACCAGAAACTTTTGCACAAGCTCTTTTTTCATCAACTGGTATTTTAAGAACTATTCAAGAAGAAGTTATCGCAACTAAAAATGGTAGAATAGAAACCACAGATGTTTCCGATACTAGGGAATTTGATACGGATGATGGTGGTGTCGTTACTTCTTCAGAACAACAAATCGGAAGGCGTGACCCACTTGCACAAACCTTTGTTGCAAGTTCATCTGGTGGAGAATTTATTACTAAAGTAGATGTTTTCTTCCAAAGGAAGGATAAAGATATTCCAGTACTATGTCAAATTCGTGAAGTGGTAAATGGTATTCCAACTGCAAAGGTTGTGCCTGGTGCAAACAGATGGTTAAAACCATATATTGATGGTACAGTTACAATGAGTTCTGGTTCAACAACTGTTACTGGAACTAATACAAAATTCTTAACTGGTAGACATAAAATTAAAGTTGGTGATACAATTACAATTAAGGGTGCTGGTAATACTGTATCTGGAATTTCAGTTGATATTAATAACTATGATACATCAGCACTTGTTACAAAAGTTACTGCAATAGCATCTGAAACATCACTCACAGTTGATACTGCATCTGCAAGAGCTGTTAGTGGTGTAAAAATATCAAATATTAACTTGACTGCAAACGCATCTTCACCAACTACATTTAGATTTGATAGTCCAGTATATCTAAAAGATAATGTTGAATATTGTGTAGTTCTATTTACCGATTGTGAAAGTTACCTTGTCTGGATTTCTAGAATGGGTGAAATTGATGTTGGTGGAACAAGAATGGTTTCAAAACAACCACACTTAGGTGTTCTCTTTAAATCACAGAACAACTCAACTTGGACTGCATATGATTATGAAGATTTAAAATTTACAATTTATCGTGCATCATTTGATACTAGTTCAACTGGAAAATTAACTCTTACAAATGATTCTGTTCCTTCACAGACATTGCCTGTAGACCCAATTAGAACTATCACTGGTCAAGCATTTATACAAGTAAGTCATCCAAATCACCATATGTATGCATCAACTAATAACGTAACAATTAGTGGTGTATCTTCTGGTATTACTACAACTCTTGCTGGTGCGATTAGTTCAACATCTCAAACAAGTATTTCAATAAATGCAAATGCAGAGTTTGTTGCAAGTAATGATGGTTCAAATATTTACATTAAGATTGGTGATGAAAAAATTGTAGGTACAATTTCTGGTACTACAATCACTGCATCCACAAGAGGTTATGATAGTTCAACAGCCGCAACACATTTAGTAAATGCAACTGTAGAACTTTATCAATTAAATGGTATTCCTCTTGACCAAATTAATAAAACTCACACTGCACTTGCAAATACAGATATTGATACTTACACAGTTTCAACAACAACACAAGCAACATCAAGTTCAAACCAAGGTGGTTCAGTTGTAGTCGCAACTGAAAACTCACAAGCAGATGGATTACAAACATTATTGCCTGCAATTCAATTACCAGATACAGAACTAACTTCTAGTATCAGAACTACAAGTGGAACTTCACCTTCTGGTACTGAAACTTCATTTAATTTACAAGGTACTTCTTTTGCAAAAAATGTTACTTTAAATGAAAACTGTTACTTTGATAAACCACAAATTATTTGTTCTGATATCAACGAAACAAATGAACTATCTGGTTCAAAATCATTCTTCTTAGATGTTAACTTAACATCAACAAGAGAAAACTTATCACCTATGATTGAATTAGATAGAAAGTCTGTCGTTGCATTTACAAATAGATTAAATAAGATTGATACTAAAACAGATATGGGTGTGTCTGCACTTCAAGGAGACTATGTATCTTCAGAAGCAGTTTCTGGTGATAAGAATGATGCAATTTATATCACAAGAAAAGTTGCGTTAGATACTCCTGCTGTTGGTATTTCAGTTATACTTGATATGAATAGATTGTCAAGTGCAAATGTTAAATTAATGTTTAAAACACTTCGTTCAGATGATGCATCTGACTTTGATGAAATTGGGTATTCGTTCTTTAATACTAACGGAGGCCCAGATACGGTTGTTAACGCTTCAACTACAGATGATGACTTTAAAGAATATAGATATACTGCTGGTAAAAAATCAGATGGTAGTGGTGCAGAACTAGATGAGTTTATTGCCTTTGCAATTAAGATTGTAATGCAAGGAACAAATAGTGCTGAAGCACCAAGAATAAAGGACTTGCGTTGTATCGCATTAGCTACATAAAATGTCAGAAAGAAATCAAGTAGAAGGATATACAAATCTGTTAAAAGACTCACACAGTAAGGGTATAATAAATACAAATAAAGATGCATACTTTGCCGCTATTGCACGAAAGAAAACTTTTGAAATGCAAAAAGATGGTCTAAGAGATGCAACAAGAGAGATAAATATATTAAAGTCCGAAATGCATGAAATTAAAACTCTCTTAATAAAATTGGTAGATAAAGATGGCTGATAGAAATGTAACTGCAAGTGACACATTTAACCAGTTTAGGGTTGAGTTTAATGAACTCGCAACTGACGTTGGTGACATTGCAAGTATTACTGGTGCATCTGGTACTATTGCATCTGCAACTGATGTTATTGAAGCAGTAGTTCAAATTAATAATGCATTAGATGCTGCTGATTTAGATGTTACTACAGATAGTGGTACAGTTGCAATTGACTTGGATACTGAAGTTCTATCAATAAGTGGAACATCAAATGAAATTGAAACATCTGGTGCTGGTAATGCCGTGACTATTGGTTTACCAAATGCAGTGACAATTTCTGGAACATTAACTGCTGGAAATTTACAAACTGGTGGTAATATAACAAACGGTTCTGTTAACTTGACATTTCCTACAGTTGGTGGTACAATATCTACTGAAGGATTTTCAATCGCATTAGCGACTGCATTAGGATAAGGAAAGAAATATGGCTAATAACTTCGTAAATAGTTTTGCAACTATTCCAACCGCTGGGGAGAATTATCAATCCACTGGAAGTGCGACTGATAATGCTACAGGCCCACAACTGGTTTACACTGCAAACAATGGTTCAAGTGGTGTCAATTCAATTTTAGTTGAATTAGATGCCTCTAATACTGGAACAGCAAGTATCGCACTTACTGCTTTCATTCAAGACGTAAGTTCAACACTTGGGTCAATCACAAGTATTGTATCTTCAAGTGATGTTGCAACGGTAACAACTGGTTCTGCACACGGATTAAGTGTTGGACAATATGTTCATGTAACTGGTTCAACAACTGCATACGTCAATGGATTGTATAAGGTTGCATCTGTTCCAAGTACAACAACATTCACATATGCACAAAACGCTAGTGCAGCTGACGGAACTGCCGCTGGTACAAAAGTAATTTATAAAGCATACAATATTGTAAAAGATGTTACAATTCCAACATCTGCAACTCTAAAGATTGTATCTGGACAAAAGATTGTTCTAAATTCAAATGATAAGGTTTATGCGTTTGCAAGTGCAGCTACTTGTGATTTAATCGCTGGTATTCTACAAGAGGTATCGTAATATGTCATACATAGGTGCATCAATTGAGAACAGAGTTAGTCCTCAATTCCTAAAAGAAGATTTTACTGGAAATGGTTCTGCAACCACTTTCACATTAACTAATGAAGTGCCTGGTGGTTCTTCACAGAATGTGATGGTCGTTGTAAATGATGTTATTCAAGAGCCTGATGTTGCCTATACGATTACTGATGATGCAAGTAATAGTCCAAAGATTATTTCATTTACTGGAACGCCTGCAAATGGTGATAGTATCTATGTAATTCATAGAGGACTTACAAGTATCTTTCACAAACCAGCTGCTGGTTCAGTTAGTGCAAACGAATTAGACACAACACTTAAAACATTTACTACAGACACATTTGCTGGTAACGGTTCTGCAACCACATTTACTTTAACAGAAGTTCCAGCAAACTCTACACAGATTATGGTATTCGTTGATGGTATTCTACAGAAGAGTTCAACAAACTACTCTGTCAATACTACAACTGGAGTACTAACATTTACTTCTGCACCAGATAATAGTGCAGAGATTGAAGTGAAACACCTTGGTATCAGAACAACTGCAAGACGAGCAGTATCAATGTTTCTAGATAACTTTACTGGTAACGGTTCTGCTACTGCATTTACTTTAAGTAATAGTGCATCTGTCAATGACGTATTTGTATTTTATAATGGTGTTGCAATGAAACCAACAACGGATTATGGTATCTCTGGTGCAACTCTTACGTTTACATTTGCTCCAGTAAATAATTCACAAATAATGGCGAGGTATTTCGTATAATGGCTAGTAACGCAAAAAACTTATCAGAACTTTTAAATCAAGATACTACAGTTGCAGTTGGAGATATTGCAGACGGTTCGGTAACAACTGCAAAACTTGCTGCTGATGCAGTGACGGATGCAAAACTTGCTGATAATTCTGTTGTAACTGCAAATATTACTGATGGTGCAATTACACAAGTAAAAACAACTGGTGTTGGTAGAGGTAAAAATCTCTTGATTAATGGCAATATGTCTGTAGCCCAACGAGGAAATACTTCTGGTGCTCAGAACTTTGCACATGATGGACAAACATATCATTATGGCCCAGTTGATAGATACAGATGGGGTGTAAATGCATATGAATCTCTTGACGGAACTGTGACAAGAGTCACTGATGTTCCATCTGGAACAAGATTTGAAAGGTCTATGAAATGGACAACTGGTACAGCAGAAGCTGATGCGAATGAAGCTGGTGAATATCATTATGTTACACAAAAAATTGAAGCAATTAATTGTCAATCTTTAAAGTATGGAACTGCTGACGCACAACAAAGTACTTTACAATTTTATGTTAAATCATCTATAACTGGTACATTCGCTTGTGGATTATATAAACCAGATAGTACTGGAAGAATTCACAATAAAACATATACTATTTCTGCAGCCAATACATGGGAAAAGAAGACGATTACCTTCTTAGCCGATACTGCTGGAGGTGGAATTGTCAATGATTTTGGAGAAGGTCTTTGGGTAAATTGGCACTTGGGTGCTGGTAGTGACCATAAAGGTGGTGATTCTTCAAGTGGTTGGCAAAATTACTCCTCTAGTTATTGGGCGAATGGACAAGGAACAAACGCAATCCAAACAACTGCTGGTGCAACATGGTTAATAACTGGTGCTCAATTTGAGGTTGGCACTTTGGCAACAGATTTTGAACACAAACCTTTTCATGAAGACCTTAGAGATTGCATGAGATATTATTATCAAAGTAATTATGGTTCTCAATTTACCACTGGTGATTTATATTTTGGTAGAAATGGACAAAATATATACATTGCTTTCCCAGAACAGATGAGAGCAAATCCATCCGTAACAACTTGTACTGATGTATCTTTACCTAGTGGTGGTGGTTCTGGACACTATATTGTTCATGGTGTTGGTAACTATACTGATGGTGCAAATTTACACTCTACACCAAACCAGTTTACCATGTATACTCCAAATAGAAGTACCTCACAACCAACAAAAACTGGTTTTAAAGCAGATGCAGAAATTTAAAGGATAATATTATGAAATCAAAAATAGAAAATTTAAAGTGGATAGAGTTAGCTGGTAAAACAGATACAGCAGATGCAATTATGAGTGGTGTTTCAGCAAAGATTGATGGTCAAGAAATGTTTGTACCAATGACTGAAGGAAATAGACATTGGGATGAGATTAAAGAACGAGTTGACGCTGGTGAGTTAACAATCGCAGATGCAGACTAAATATATTAAAGGATAAAAGATGACAAGTTATATTGGAATAGAACCGTCCTTCGGTACATTTGACAAACAGTTGATTACTGGTAATGGGTCTACTACGACTTATGACTTGGATTTTGCTGTTGCACAAGCTGGTCAAATTATGGTATCTCTTGATGGTATTGTTCAAGAACCAGATTACGCTTTTAATATTTCTTTGTCAAGTGGTAGTCCTAAGATTACTTTCGCACAAGCACCAAGTAACGGTGCAAGAATTTTTATTGTATACCTTGGTCGTTCAACGGTTGCAATGGTGTCTGCACAAGCGTCACCACACATAGATGAGTTTAATGGTAATGGGTCAACAACTGTATTCACATTAACACAAGTTCCTTCTGCTGGAAACGCATCTAATTTTATGGTATTTGTTGATAATGTTTATCAAAGGTATGGTTCAAGTTATGCATATACAGTTAACGGTACTGCATTAACATTTACTTCTGCTCCACCTAGTGGAACGAATAATATACAAGTGATACAACTATCACAACAAAACACACTAAATACTGTTGCAGATGGAGCAATCACAAGTGCAAAATTATCATTTGACCCTGCTGATGACGCTACTGCATTAGCAATCGCTTTAGGATAAAAGGAATATGGCAAACACATTTAAAAACGCATCATTAGTTTCAGTTAACCACGCTGCTCTTGCAACTTTATACACTTGTCCAGCTGCTACAACTGGAATTATTCTTGGTCTTGCACTAACTAACAAGACAGATAATTCAGTAAACGCAACTGTACAACTAACAGATACCTCTGCAAGTATAACACCTCTATTATTGAATGAGGTAACTATTCCAGCAAATACAACTCTTGAAGTTTTCGCTGGTCAAAAGTATGTACTAGAAACTGGGGATATTTTAAAAGTTCAAGCAAGTGTCGCTACATCTCTGGATGCAGTTCTTGGTTTGATGCAGATAACATAGGAGTAGGGTATGCCGTTTTTAGGAACTACACCAACTCAAGGTTTCGTAGGTGCAAACCCAAAACAGTCCTTTACTGCAAATGGGTCTACAACTGTTTTCACTTTGACACACCCAGTTGCAAATGCAAATGACCTTGAAGTTTTCGTAGGAAACGTAAGACAAGAACCAACTGCAGCTTACTCTGCCGCTGGTACAACTCTTACTATGTCTGAAGCGCCTGCAACTGGTCTAAACTTTTACGTCATAAACAAAAGTCAAGCACAAGTTACAACTACTCCACCAGCAAACTCTATCTCTACAGATAAGATTGTTAACAATGCAGTTACAGTTGGAAAACTTGCAACTTCTGGAACTCTCCCAGCATTAGATGGTTCTGCATTAACTGGAATTAATAGTATAACATCTGCTGATGTTTGGGAAATGTCCACATCCTTTGCGCCTAGCGGTTCTGCATATGTTACTGCAAATTGGAGTAGGTCTAATGATGCTGGTATCGGATTTATTGGAACTGGTATGTCAGAGTCTTCTGGCGTTTTTACTTTTCCATCAACTGGAATATGGGAAGTGACTGCTGATGCTATGTTCGCTCACAATGGTAATGATGGTCATGTTGCAATATCTATCTATGCAACAACAGATAATTCTTCATATACTCAAACAGGCATTAAAGGTCAAGCAGGAAATAGAGTTGCATCAGACCCACAGATGCAAGCGTTTACAAAACAATTTATTGATGTTACAAATACATCAAATGTTAAAATAAAATATTATATAGAAAGTGCTAACCCTTGCACCGTTCCCAAAATTCAAGCAATGTTTACTAGACTAGGAGATACATAATGAGTAATTTAGAACAAGCTCTTGCTGGTATGCATAATGGTCAATGGTGGGGATGGACTGATTCAAATGCAGATAAAGTTCTTTCCAATGTAACTGTTCATGACAATTCTAAAACTTTGCCAACTCAAAAAGAAATTGATACAAAGATTGCAGAGATTAAGTTAAATGAACTTCGCATGGAACGAAATAATATTCTTACACAATCAGATTGGGTTGTAATCAAAGAAAGAGAAGAAGGTGGTTCGGTTTCAAACTTTGCAGATTGGAAAGAGTATCGTCAGAAACTTCGTGATATAACTAACACATATAAGTCACTAGAAGATGTAAAGTGGCCGACTGCACCTTCGGAGTAATGAGATGCCATTAAGTAAAATACAAACTACAAATAATCAAGTTGTTCCAAACTTAGGTCGTAGAAATATGGTTATCAATGGTGCTATGAAAGTAGCCCAGAGAGGCACCTCAAGTACTGGATTAGGTGCTTCAGATGGATATTTTACTGTAGATAGATTTAAATTAAATTTTTCATCAACTTCTGCTAGATTTACAATGACACAAGACAGTCCTACAGATTTGCCTGGATTCACAAAAGCATTGAAATTAGACTGTACTACAGCAGACACTAATATAGGGTCAGGCGAGTATCTTATATTACATCATATATTAGAAGGACAAGATTTACAACAACTAAAAAAAGGTACGTCTAATGCAGAAAAATTTACTGTATCTTTTTA